GATTAGGATCAAATCTTTTAACAACTGAGATCATTACAAAACTTGATGTATTTAGATTGATTGTTTTTGGATTGTATGGCATAACCCCTTGAGTGTATCCACCAGAATCACCACCAAACCATCCACCATCCTCATAGCTTTCTGTGTACCAATATCCCGCTGCAAATATTGTCCATCCTGATCTTATTTGTGTCTGAGTAAAACGAAAGCTATTTCTATACATACCCCACCACATAGCAGTAGACCAGTGCTTTTGTCCATCCGAATTTTTATATCCGCTTTTTTGTCTTTTATAGCAACATTGTGCAAATGATGATGCTGAGAACATTAGATCGGTATATGGTTCTGAATTTGTTAATGTTGCAGCATTGTAGTTGTTTGGGTTTCCTGTACCAAAATCCCAATCAAGTGTTTTATCACGCCATGCATATCCAGAACTGGTAGTAGGTATTCCACTATTCATAGGATTTGTTGGCGGTGTCATGAAGAAACCATCTATTATAGCAAGTGGTTTCGCATTACTGTCAAAGGTTTTTGTAACCCCATCTTGTTTAAATATTTGCAATCCATAATCATTATTTCCAACTGCAAGATCATCATCTGAATTTACAAAACAATAAAGTTTTGGAGCTGGAGAAATAATAAAATTTTCTAATCCAACCATAACCTTTAAATACCATAACTTTGGATTTGATGAGTCCTGACTTTGAGTAATCAATGCATGATATCTGTCGTACATTTTTGGCCTTATGAATACAATAGGTATAGCATTATCTGATTGAGTATAGAAATGATAATCATATATTACTCTTCCATCTAAGTGATAATCATATGCTCCTTCGTATTTAGGAAAATTATTATATGCCCCTCCATCATTTCCATCATATGTTGCTTTTCCTATAAATTGCAAGGTTTCAATTGCATCTGATATCAATACAGTACCAGCTTCATTTTTTACTAATAATCCAGCTCTCATCTTGCAAGCACCGTTATAATTGCCCTTTCTGATAATCCATGCGAATCAGGATAAACATTGCAATAATATAATCCAGTTCTTGCTACCGGTGAATATCCCTCAGCATCATTTGGAACCATGTTAATTAATTGTATTTGTGCTTTTATTTCAGATATCCCTTCTAGTCCTGTATATGTTTTATATGCAGATGAATTTTTTGCTACAATAAATTTATCTACAACAAGCCATGTAATATCTTTTGTACTATATGTGATTTTGTTACTTGCATCCCTTATTTCTAACCCATATGCCATTCAATTCCTTTTTATGCCAAATCTCCAAGTTTAACCCTACAAACACCATTATTATACACTCTTACTCCTTTTTGATCTATAATTGTTCCAGAATAATTTCCAGGAATAGTGTATAAACTTAACCCATTCAAAACAATAGAACCAGTCTTTATTCGTTCTCCATTTATAACTGTTTGTTCGTCTGCAAGTGCAGGATTGAGTGTGGCCTGTGTTATAGCACCAGTGATACCATTTACAACCCATCCAGCATCTGTATATGTCCAAGTTGTAGTTGGGACTGTTGTATTTGTATGCGTTGAACCTTTCACAGCTACGCCTGTTGGATCTGATGCACTTACTGTATGAGTAGGTGTCCCTGATACGCTTTCAAATGTAATATTTCCTCTGAAAGTTATTTCTCCTGTTGTTGCATTTACATCAAAAGGACGATATTTATCGTCTGATGCACTATCTAAATAAAAATGTTCTGCTGATATTGCAAATTCAGATGTAAATTCTGCACCAGCTTGAGAAGATCCAAAGCTCCATCCCGTAATTGGTCCACTTGGTTTCCCATTTGCGTCTACTGGTCCAACAAATTTCGCAGCTGATCCAGCCCATCCCTTTGCTGTTTCTGCACTATCTGTTGTAGAAGATAACCATGCTGATCCATTCCATATTTTAGATATTTTTGTGTCAGAGTTTACATAGATATCTCCTGTGGACAAATCAGGGTGTGTAGCCAAAGTTGGAGCAGATGTTGCATAATATACTGTTGCTTTTCCGTCAGCAGTTTCTTGAGCCAACGAGGCTGCTTCAAGTGCTTGAAGTGCAGCTTCATCTGTAATGGCAACCCATGTATATATTTCACCCTGATCGGGAACATCATCTATATCAAGTTTAGAAAACCTATAACCAAATCCTGTAATATTATCGTAATATACATCACCAAGATGATTATCTCTTTCTGCTGTTACCTTTGTGTGAGATACTGGTGTCCATCTTAGTGTATCACTGAAGTCTTCAAGTGTTAGATCAGTATTGAGTTCATCGGCACCTACAAATTGATACATCTGATCTTCAACCACTTTGTAAACAATTGCATTTGTTAATAATTGTGCGAAAGTATCTTTACTTAATGAACATAGTTCTGGTGTTGTTCCTGCGTCTTTTGCATTCCAAAATCCTTCAGGTTTTACTACTTTATATATTGGCTTCCATCTTAGCGTATCTAGAAAATTTTCTAATGTTAGGTCTGTGTTTAACTCATCCGCACCTAAGAATTCAAACATTTGCTTATGTGATATTTCAAATATATGTGCACCGGTTATCAGTTTATTTAAAGTATCAGTGCTTGTAGATAATAGTTCAGGAACTGTATCATCAGATGAGTATTCTGGTGATCCGTCATAGAACCAGGTTGATATGGCACCATCGATCTGTGATTGAAGTTCTGGAATAATTGTATTTACAATTTCTGTTGATAATGTATCTACTGCATCAATTGCGGATGAGTCTGTTCTTACCCATCCATCACCTTCTGCTCCTAGTGTTCCACCAAGATATTGATATTGAACTTGACCTACAAATTTTATCATTCCTATTTTTAGTTCTTCTATTCCATCCCAAACATGAAACATTCCAGCAGTTATTACATCAAGTGTATCCAAGGATACTGCAAATTCACCTGCGTAAGTTTGAAGGTTTGTAAGTTCCTGTGCATATGATGTTTGATTATTTGCAAATACATCAATCTGATGTGTATATGATGCCATTTGATTTTCAACTCTTACAGATTTGTCATAAATATCTTGACTTGTTATATCAGTTGTGTATCTATATACTCTACCTCCTCCGCCATCTGTTATAAGTGTTCCATTTAACCCAGATAGTGGAAAGTCGGCTTCTGCTGATATTATATCTGGCTGGGCCCACCTTGCTTGTAGATACTGATCATTATTGTATGTGTTTCCATCTGTATGAAGAAAATCCACATCCCAGTCTGTACGATCCTGTATATATCCTTGTGTCCATCTGTCTATAAGATATTCTTTTGCTATTACTTGATTTGAAAGTTCATTTATTAAAACATACTCATCTATTACTCCAGTACTTACATACTTTGTGTCTAGATCTATGAGTTGCTGTTTTAATATTCCATTTTCATCAGTAAAGTCGTATGTCATCTTATCAAGAATAGCAACCTCTTTATCACCTACGACTTGAAGAAGATCTGATCTTACTTGATCTATGTTCCCATCTATCGTATCAATTACAGATTGCGGTATTGTAAAATCTACGGATCTATATGAATAGGCAGGAAGTATGTTGTATTTTTGATTTACATAAAGTTCTGGTTCTTTAGAGTCTACATTTTTTTTTATAGTAGGATTGTCTATATTTATCTTTATAGATTCATTCGTAGTATCTACAGTTATTGCATCCTGAACAACAACTATATCATTTTCTGTTGCCATTCATTAATTCCTTACTGCACATTTTCCACGAAGAACTCTTATATTCTCTACTGTAGTACTATCTCCTGTATCATTGATATCTATATTGTAAAAATAATTGTAATCTGTTGCAAATCTATCTGTTATTACAGTCATATCAAGAAGCGGATCAAAGTTTTCAGTGATTGTCTTATCTATTACTATCTCGAATTTACCTAGAGAACCAGGAGTCGCACCAAGAAGATTTCCTGGGAATTCATATGGTACATTAGTCAGAGTTCCGTCTTCTTGAAGATATTTTATGACATCATTTACTTTATCATAATGTTTAATTGTCATTCCTGCCGTGAATGTTGATATATCTTTTGGAGTACCAATACCTTCAACTACTTCTAATGCAATTCTGAAGTCTGCACCACGTTCAATGATTATTTTCTTTTCAGCTGCTTGCATTATGCTCTCCCACTAGGAATTTTAGATAATCTAATCTTTTCTTGCTCCATTGCAAGTTCTATGTCTTTTATCTCTAGATTTATTCCTTGCTGAAATGCTGCAGGTATCATTTGTGAATAGATTTTTCCTACTTCTTCTTGAGTTAGCTCTCCCTTATTTAAGCTGTCTTCTACGTGGGCTCTGGCAACAGTAAGTAGATCACCTATATATCCGCCATCTGCAATGGTTTTTGTTCCGATAATGTTAGTCCAATTTATGGTAGCCATTTATTCCCTTTTCAACTGTAATATTATTTATATATTATATCTTTTTAAACAATATTACAATTGAAAACCAGAAGCGTTCTGGTTCTCAAATTTTTAGATTAAAGAATCGATTGATGAGTCTCTAACTTGTTGTCTTTTTGCTATATCAGCAATCTCTTGTTTTGTAAGAGGAGCAAGTTCCTGGATGATATATGCAGGCTTAGTGATGGTATCAACTCTGTTCTGCTCATGATTTTGAACAGATTCAGTGATCACTGCATCTTTCATATTTTCAAGAGCACCGTTTCTAACGTGCCATGGCTTTCCAAGAATAACTCTATCTGTCTGATGTCCAAGCAGCCTGTTTCCCCATGAGATCCATACAAAGTTTGTCTTTGTCTGGTTATCGCTGTTTGAGTTAATTACAACTCTTTTCAGCATATGTGCCTCATTGTATTGCTTACGTCTTTTTTGAGCTCTGGTAAGCGGCTTTGGAGCATCTACTTTTTTGGTTTTATCTTCTTCTTGCATGCCATCGATATTGTCCTCCGGTTTGTCTTCACTCAAATCAAGGAAGTCATCTACTCCCTCATCTTTTCTTGTATCATCTTTTTCCAAAGCTGCAATAAATTCTGCTTTAGTCGGTTTGCTAACATTCTTCGAATCAACGTCAATTCTACGTTCTTCACACATTTTACCTAATTCAGCGTTTGTCAATTCTTCATAATTAATATCGTTCATTTTTTTCCTAGGTTATATTCACTGGTTAACGTCACAGTTGTTACACATTGCCTCGTGTTTTATTTCGAATCCCCCAGGAGTTGGGGGAAAACCTTATCTATCAGATATACTCAGATAGCTTACGCTACCTTAAGAGTACATGCGATCTGTCTGATCCATTCTGGCTTAAGGAACATGATTCCGTAGTACCATGAGATAGACACCGCACCTTTTTTACCGTACACATCGTTGTGTGCATCAGCTTTAGGCATGATAGTTGTTACTCTTGCAACATCACCTTCAAATCCAACAGTTGCGAATGATCCTGAACCTACGAATAGGATTGGGAATACATCGTATCTACCGTTAGTTGAGTGTCTGTTTGCACCATCTGTATCATCGATTGTGTCATCGATCTCAGCACCTTGACCAACGTAGTTTGGCATTTCTGCTACTTCGATGAATCTGAATGCACCGATTCTACCGATTTCATCTTCAGCAATTGTACCTGCTGCAGCGTAATCTTCTACCGGGCTCCATACATTTTTAGCAACACCACCAACAGTGTGAGTCATGTCTTCAAGAGTTGGAAGTGCTTCTTCACCAACATAAACATATCTTGCTTTACCAACAGTAGTTGTACCTACTTTAGTAGAACCAGTGATTAGTCTTGTTGATTTAGGACATCTTGCATCTTTCAATGACTGATCCATAAGTCTAAGGTCAGCGAAAGTAAGAGTATCACCAGCACCCAAGTTACCGATTCTTGTTGCGTCACCTGCGAAAACTCTGTTTTCTTCAGATTTACCGATCAAAGAGTTTCTGATTTGAGCTTCACGGATATCACCTTGAGCTTCACCGATGTTTCTTGAATAACGAGCAAGTAAACCTACTTCAGTATCCATTTCAAGTGATTTCTTAGTGAAAGACATATAGAAACCATACTCGCTTACTTGAGCTTCGATTTCCAATCTTTTCATACCAACTCTGTTCACCATTCCACCCTCTTCAGTCAATAGTGGGAATGCACCATTTTGAACAAGAATGTCTTTTGAACCAGCGTATAAGTTACCATTACCTGATTTGATTGAACCTGTTACAACTCTTTCAGCAGTTACAAATCCAGCAGCAGCTTCAGCTAATGCAAGTGTAGCGAATGGAGAACCAGCAATTAGAGCACCGTTAGTATTATACGCATTCCATGTACTAACTGCATCAGTAGCTAGAGCTTGAGTTGTAAATCCGATAGAGTCAGCAGCATCAGCACCGGCTGTAACCATAGCACCATTTGCATCATATGCATACCATGCACCTTGAGTCAATGTAACACCATTTGCATCGATACCTTGATCATTGATGTTTCTATCATCAAGAATAGGGATCTCGTGATATTTCACGATTTTATCTCCATAGTGTTTAGGTTGAGTCAGTTTGTCACCCATTTGAGAAAAAGTTTTTTTCTTTTTGGCTTCCATTACTGCAGCTCTTGACCAGTGCTTATCGTTAAACTGTTTTCCGATAGAACTTGTAGTTCCACCTTGATTAAATTTCATTGACACGATGTAATCCTTTTATATGTCGTTATTGAGCGTATTGAAATTCGTCCAATAATTTAGTGAATTCATCATCACTTAATTCATTTGGATCGAACACTTGCTTTTTAGGCTTTGCTCGTTTTGTTTTTTTGCTTACTGAAGCTGCCTTTTTACGGGCAGCTGCAGCTTTAGCATTCTCAGCTTCTACCTTGGAACGGTACTCAGCTTCTTCACGCTCTTTAGCTATACGCTCTTGCTCAGCATTAACCTTTTCCTGATCAAGTTCTTGCTTTTCAGTTGCCGAGGTAGCTTCGGCTTGGCGTTGCTGTTCTGCGTTCTGTTGCCTAGCTACATACTCGCGCTCTAGTTCGTTTGCAGCTTCACGGTATTGTTCAATCATTGGTTTTCTTGAGAAAACATTATTGACATCAATTCGTTTCTTTTCCGCTATACGATCTTGAACCATATCGTATGTACCAGAGTTCAAGTGACTCACAAGATCTGCAGAACTTTGCGGATCTTCAAGCAACTCTACTACACTCTGGTCATCCCAATCCCTACCAATTACTTGCTGAACACGATCTCTTACACCAGCTCTGTCTGCTGTTTCAATCATGTCATCAAAAGCAAGTTCTAGGTCCGAAGACACCAGGTTCCTACTTTGATAATTGATATTCTCCATATCCATTTCAAACGGATCGATGTTAAGATCTTTTATGTGCTTCTTGATAGCTTCAGGATCACCATCTAGTAAGCTCATCGCAAGGTTGAACTTATCTGGATTTTCTGTTATCCCTCTTTCTTTAAGTGCACTCATAAAAGGTCTATATGGTTTGAACCCGGCCATTTTCTCACTAAACCCTGCAGCCATCTGCTGAGCTTGAATGATCTTTTTAGGATCGTCAAAACCTTTCATCTTTTTACCATTTGCAGTGAATTCTGAAGTCACTTCTTTAAAGAATGATTTGTACTTATCACTCTCTTCTAAAAGTTTTTGGTACTCAGATTTATAGTCCAATTCGTCAGTTTCCTGATCCTCAGAACCATCAGTGTCGTCACCTTCAGGTTCTTTGGTATCATCTGTTTCAGCTTCATTTTCATCTTCATCTTCGTCTTCAGACTCGGTTTCATCTTCGTCTTCAGACTCGGTTTCATCCTCGTCTTCATCAAGCTGAGCGTTTTCCTCATCTTCGTCTTCATCAAGATCTTCAGATTCTTCGTCAGTATCCTCACCTTCATCGTCAATCAGGTCATTCGTTTCTGCTTCTAAATCCTCATCATCTTCTTCATCTTCAGTATGATCAGTGTCCTCAAAGTTTTCAGATTCATCTTCTTGCATGTCTTCATCTTCGCCAGAGTAGGATTTATCTACTTCGGCATCAAGCATGGCAGCAAACTCTTCATCCGATAAATTATCGTAATCTATCTCTTCATTTTCGTTCATCTATTACTCCTCGGAACCAGTGTCTTCAAATTCAGAATCATAAACACCGTTTGCAAAGTCTTCAGTAACTTGAAGTCTATGTTGCTTCTCGTCTTCAATTTGCATTGGTGCCATGTCAGCATTTACAAGGATCGTTGCAAAGAATTTTTTGAAGTTTCTTATAGAGGTAAGCATATCCATAAGATTTTCCATCTGATCTCTTTTGAAATGACTTGGTGTTGTAAGCATTCCGAATACTCTTTCAGCTTCTTTTTCAAGGTATGCTTCAAGAATTACTTTTTTGAATCTTTCATCTTCATGAAGTTCTGTGAGCATTTTTCCAAGCTCAATGGTTCCTTCGAGTTCTTCAATACGACCATCGATCGCATCAAGTTCTTTTTTAAGTTGTTCGTCTTTTTTAAGAGTTGAGTGTTGCTCCATTGTCTTAAATATCCTTTATTTTAAGTTACCCATTGGGTATTGCTTTTTTGAACATACAGATTTTAAAGCCATGCAGAGTTTAATTGGGCTTAATAAAATATTAATATATCTTAACTTACTTGACGCTTATTGATAATGATTATTGTAATAAATTTCTCGCATAATCAGTAATTCCGGTATTTTCACGACCTGTAAGCCCTCTTTTTGGCTGTTGTTGTGAAGAACCAGCATTCATTTGTTCTCTTTTACCGGCCTGTATTTGCTTGATAGTTCCTTGAAGTTCTGGAGGAATTGAGTTGATCATTTGCATAAGTTGCTCTTCTGATGCACCTTTCGATTGAGCAGTTTCTATTTCGCTTATGATCTGCATTGCAGCATCTTGCATAGATGATTGACGCATTTGGTCTTGCTGTCCAATACTTTCAGCAGTCCGTGAACCCATTCCGAGTCCACCATTGTTTTGCATAATTTCCATTGCAGCAGCTCCCTCTTCTCTACCTACATTTCTAATGTTTTGTTCACGCACAGCCTGGTTCTCTGCTTCCATTTGTCTTAAAGCAACATCTTCTAATTTACGCTTTGCGATCTCATTCGCTCTTGCTTCTGCCATTTCATTAAGTCTTGAAGCTTCACCTCTTTTTTCGTTTTCGATTCTGTCATATAAACCCATATCAATTTCCTTTTATGTTAGTAAGTTTGTTCTTGTTTGGTATTTGATTTACCAATATTTTGTTGGCTATACAAGCTGTTTTCATATCTTTCTTCCTGCTTCGCAAGGTAGTCAAATTCTCTATCTTCTTTTGCTTCTTGTCTATCAATTCCTTTTTGCTTTCTGATAAAATCATGTGCAAGAAGATCTGCTTCCTCTTCAAGTTTTTTTGCTTGAGCATTTTTAAGTCTGGCATTTGCAATGTTTTCTTGAGATTCACTATCGAGGTTCTGAGCTGTTCTACTATCACGCTCTTCAATTTTGCTATCTTCCGATTCAATATCTTTAGCAATTTTTGCCATTTCCATTTTAAGTTTTTGATTTGCAAATTTTGCATTTTCAAGTTGTAGTTGTTTTATTTCTTCTTCAACAGGATCAGGATCAGGCTCAAAATTAAGTATTTCTTCAACAAGATCAGGTTGTTTCCATAATTTTGCAATTTTTGCATAGATTATTTTTGAAAGGCTAGGATGCATTGATGCTGCATTTGTCTGCATCAGCATATTAAGTTTTTCTGCTTGTTCATTGTCTTTTTCTGGAGTAGATACATCAACAACAAGGTCAAACTCACCTTTTATATCTTCTCTTCGAATCGTTACATATTCTTTATTTGTAACTCTGATAACTTCTTCTTCTTCAAGGAAAGCTTGATTCATTGCTATTGTTTTTCTACATAGATCTTTGAAGATATGTTCTGATAGTCTTCTAAGAATGCTGAGCTCTCTTTTGCTCGTAGCATCAAGTGCAGAACGAATACCGGTAGCCACAGAACCAAGAGATTGTGATCCTATTCCATTTGAGAATGATTTTGTACCAGAAAGGGATTCTGCATCTGCATTTTGCAATGACATAATATCAAATACCGTTTTAGGAACCGGTTCTATTGATTTTTTATAGATACTTGTTTTTGGATCCATTCCGTGTCTGAAATATACAGTTTTACCTGAACGGTAATTATCTTTTTGAGATGGACCCGCAAAGAATCTTTCATCGATAAATTCTTGTCCTACTGCAATATCTGAAGTGATATCGTGAGCAGCTCTCATCATTTTACCGATCGACTCCTGGTTCTCTATTAGTAGATCACCATCAGACTCTCCATACATTTCATTTTTTACAGGCATGTATTTTGCAAAACTGAACGGAAGTCCGTTAAACGGGAATGGTTTTTCTTCCATTCTAACCATTACCTTTCCTATCCATGTTGCAACTATAGGAACAACTTCTCCGTTTCCATGAATATCCCAATAACCCCAATATTCATATGCTCTAAGTTTTTTACGTGGATCATCTTGGAATTCAAATGCAGTTTCATTTTCCTCTGCATCATTATAGAATTGTCTCTCATCTCCATCTTTAGAAGAAACCTTTATTTTGTTAAGATTCTTATAAATACCAAATTCAGATTTTATTTCTTCACCGGTTTCCTCATCGATCTCAACTTCAACTTTATATTCTTGTTTCCTGAGTGTACTCATGTCTGTTTCATATTCATGAATTACAAACTGGAGATCTTCTGCTCTACCATTACAAGTAGGATCAAGGATGACATTTCTATTGTCACAAACTTCATAAGTTGGATGATTTTTTGTAAGTATTGTTTTCTCAACATCTACAAGTTCTGTGCCTATTTGCATAGGCTTACCACTAAGTATCATTGCTTGTGCTTGTTCAGGGCTTAGTTTGCCTTCGGAAACTGCTCTTTGTAAAAGCTGAAGTGATTGTTCTGCTGTTGCATAAATAGGAAATTCTTCTTTGACTGTGATAACATCTTCTTCGACAACCCATCCTGTTTTAACAATAACTGTACCTTCATCAACTAATGTTCTAACAATATCGCCTACAAGTTCAACTTTATCTATCTTTGTAGCCCATTGATAATTAATGAGTGTTGCATTTTGTTCTGCAGCAAATGTATCTTCAAATGTTCTTGGATTAATCTCAAACATGTCTTGAGTATTAAGGAAAGGCTCCTCTAGTGCTGGATATTTCCATTCTGCTTGCTTACGAATAAGTTTAGCTCTATGCTTACTTTTACCCTTTGGAGCCTTTATTTCTGGCCCCCCATCCATATTTACTTTTTTTCTTTCAAATTCTTGAACTGCCATTCCATGATCTGATTGTGCAGATTCGTAGTCAGCATAAAGATCTTTAAATGACGGTTCATTTTTCCAATTCGTCAACTTTACATTTTCAACATTAGTATTCGCTTCGTCATTCACAGTGGAGCTTCCTTTGCTTGAAATAAAAACAACCTTATATACTTTCTTTAGTGGTAGTCTTGTACAATACTTAAATAATTTTTATTATAACACAATCATCTTTATAATAAGTATCATTATCAATAAGGTTTTTATTGTTTTGGATTTCTTTATTGAATCTATATATTATTATAAAAAAAGGAATTTTTTTGACGCTAGAACAAATTGAAGAACAAAAAAAATTGATTTCAGAAATGAATCTTTCTGGTATCGATGCCTATAGAACAAAAATAAGCATGTCAGGCTTATGCATGGAAGTAAAACAAATGCTTTATACTGAGTGTGACAATCGTATATCTAAACTGTCCATAGACGATGCAATGATAGATTATGGAGAAATGGATGATGTGTTTTCTTAAGGAGGAAAAATGAAGGTTAAATTAAAACATTTAATTAAACCATTTTCGTATAACGAATTGGTTAAAGAGGCAGAGCGTGAAGGATGGATCATTCCATCATCTAAAGATTTGGAGAACCAGGATATATCATATGATGAATTCTGGATATCAGATCCTATTACCGATGATGATATGGATATATCAGAAACTCATGCTCATATAAATCAGATAGGATCAGATGGTAATTTTATTGTGGCAAATAAGAATTTCATAATGAGTGCTATCGTTATTGTAAAACCATGTACCTGGAAGGGAGATCACGAGCATGGTGCATATAGATCATCATGTGATAATATTTTTATTACATCAGAGGGGACATATATGGACAATGGAATGATTTATTGTCCGTTCTGTGGAAAATTAATAGAGGAAGCTTCTTAGGAAGCATTCTCTAGTTGATCATAGGGAACATAATCTCCGCAATTACTGCAGTTTGAATATACAAATGATAAGCATGATTCTATATCTGGGGCATGCAGAAAATGAATTTTAGCATCTGGACAGTCTGTAATATTTATTACTTTAACATATCCATTATCTCTAAAATCAAATCTCCATTTTTTTTCGCATATTAATTTTATTTCGCTTTTTACTATATCTTCCAATTATTCTCCTTTTTTTATTTTTTTTATTTTTTTGAAAATAAACTGGAAATGAATTTTATTAGCATTTCCATTATGTTTGGTTTATTCTCAATTACTTTTTCCACTTTAGGTTCACTATCCTTAACTACCTCATTTTTTTTTCCTCTATTTCATCTTTAGAACCAGAAATGTTTTTTTCAATCATATTTCTTATTTCGTTCATTGACATAAGTGGACAACTTTTTTTCACTTTTGGAAATTCTTTGTGTCCCTTTACATCATCTATTGTTAGATCATACATTTCTTCAGATATTAGAAGTTCACATAGTAATGCAATCATCTTTTTTTGCTTATCTGTTGCATCATGTATAGCCTCTCTATGTTCTCCCATTCCACCTATTCTACAAATTGCTATAGCACCGGCATTGTATCCTTTTGCATGTATTGGCATAAAGTCAAGCCATCTTCCTTTAAGTACAGTTCCATCTTCGAGTATTACATAGTGATATCCTATACCTCCCCATCCAGGATTAGATTGATGCCATCGATCGATTGTGTTTGCATCATCACCTCTTCCTTGCGGAGAAGCTGAACAGTGCACTGCTATTTTGTCTATTTTTCTGTTTGTCCTGTATGTCTTTCCTTCTATGATTTCTTGAGTTAAATCTTGACCTATTGAGCTGAATTTCTTATGTCTTGCCATACTAATTCCTTTGCTTTGGTGTGGATCCGTGCTTTTGCACGGATAAATTATGCTGTTCTTCTTTTTGCTTGCATATCTCTGATCATTGAGATATTTACTGTATGTCTTTGCTTCTCACCATAATCTTTGTGATGCACTATGCATTTCATATCTCTTCCACTTCTATACCCTGAACCTGCATGCCATGCATCTTTAGCTGCAAGTGTCCTGAATGATTCAAACTTATATGTTCTGAATTCCTTTACTTGATCATGATGAACATGACCTGTGTACCAATATCTATTTTTAGTACTACTCCATATTTCTTCACAGTCTGCAGCCATAATGTCACCAAGATCTTGAGGCTTTACTGTATGTCCATGTGTTGCGCCCAATAGAACTTTTCCAAATTGATAGTACCAGAACATGGATGGACATTCATCTATTTTTACTCTTGGTTCATTCCGGAACCAGGCTCCTAAAAAACTTGAAAGATAAATAGCTGAATGTTCATTGTGATTTCCGATAGCATTTTTTACAATTACTTTCTTATGCTTTTTGAGTGCTTCGTTTACAAGTTGAACCATGATCATAAGTCCACACTTCAATACCTTGAACCATCTGCCATCTACATCAAGTTTATTCTTGCTTGCTGATGTTTCATTGTTTTGATTATCTGCATGGAAGAAATCGCCTACATCGATTATTACTGCTGTATCAGATGCCGGACTTGCATTTACTAGGTCCTTCATTGCCATAACAAGATCTTGTTCTGCTATGTGAAGATCAAAATCATCTCCAGATTCAGAATGATGTGCAAGCATACCAATATGTGCATCACCTATATTGTAAACAGTCATATAGTCACTTGTTGTGAATTCTGGTTCTATAACCGGTTTGGCTTTTCCGTCAACTTCAAATACAATTTCATTTACTGCTTCTTGAAGCATTTGCAACTTATCAGTAGCTTCACGATCGGTTTTAACCCATTGTATTTTTATATTTCCATCTTCGTCATATAAAGTAGATGTACCTTTTATGTTGAATCCTTGAGGTAATGTTTTTTCAGAAACATAGTGGCCCCCATCTCCAACTAATGCCATTCTTTTCTTGATGGCTCTAAGAGATCTGTATATATGAGTTTTTTCCCTATTGAAGTGTTTGGCAGCTTCTTTTGGCGTATATCCTTGAGCCAGATAGTTTACTAGCTCCTCTTGTTGTTTAGAGTTGCAATACTCTTTCATTTTTTGGTAGTCTGTATCGTTGTCGTACTTCAAATTTTTCCCTTTTATATCTGAAACAAGCTATTTAGGAAGTAAACTTATGTCTTTAAAATCTAGATTTTTTAGATAATTAACTATCTCTAAAAAGTTGTTGAAGTTGTACCTATCTGTTTTCACTCTAAAGCTTCTATTGAAGTCAGTATGATAAGCAGTATGGCAAGCGGAACAAAGACATACGCCATTGTCTAGCAGAAATCTTTTTTCTGGAAAATAGCTCCCACAATCTATGTGGTGTGCCTGTCTTTTCTTATTAGATCCACATACATAGCAAACCTTATCTCTTCTTATTACTCCTACTCTCCATATTCGATATTCTCTTGTTCTTCTCCAATCTTGTGACATATATCTTTTTCTTTATTCTTTTATATCTTGTTTTGGGTGAAGGGCATTCATTTTTTGAATTTTGATTCTTTGATCCAGGATTGCACCATCATTATATGTCTCTTTGATTCTAAATCTATCTAATGCGTCTTTACACATTTTCGCTTCTTTTTTGTCAAAGCCTGATTCATTATTTGTTTTCAATGGAGGAACAATTATTTTATCGATCGGTTCTATTATTGGACACGATTGATAAATGTACACTGGTTCTGGATCAAAAAAACTACACCCGGTAAGTAGTATTGGGCTTGAGATAATCATCAGATTTTTCATTAATTTCTGAAATCTTTTCATCCGCTTGTCCTTTTTTCTCTTTATTTATCTTTTCGAAAGTTTCAACTTCATGATCTGCTTTTGTTTTTACTGATTCTTCTTTGAGATCATCGATCTCTTCATCACGATTTTCTACTTTCTTTTTCTGGACATATGCATATCCTCCTAGAACCAGAATGAAGAAACCTATTATTCCTGCTACAACAGTTTTTATTTTTTCGAATATAAACATATTATGCTCCTCCTTTTAGATACACATGAACGATACTCAATATAACAGTTGCAACAGTTACATAAATAAATTCTTTAACATTTGGCGATATTTCTTTCCAGCAATCTAGCATTATTTCTTTCCTAACTTATTTTTTACAAATTGAATGATCACATCTTTTAAACCGGTAAGTAATTCTGAGAAGAAGCTCGAGAAAAATGATACAAGTTTTTTGTAATGTAGACTAGCCATTAAAGCTAGGAAGATCCATATTGCACTGTCTATTTCAAGGAATCGATGTAAGATATCGTTACCCAGGTAAAATACGACACCTGCAGTAGATATACTCATTGGTATTGTAACCATAAGTTCGGAGAGTGCTTTTAATTTTGTAGTTTTTACAGTAAGATGAGTCCATTCTTTAAAGAAGAATAATACACCACCAATGAATCCAACAATGATTACCATCATTAGATCCATATCTTTTGACACTAAAGCTATGAGTGATGCAAGCATTCCTGCTTTGGCAGGAGTAGCAGCAGTAATTGTTTCAGAAACCATAAGATTTTTTTCCCTTTTATATATTTATCTCTTATGGCTTAGTCCCTTTTACCATTAAATGATTATAACTATTTAAAGCTTTTTTTTTCATAATAATGGAGTATTTTTATCCTAATTCAATTTAATTCTATTTTTTATCATGATTATTTTTGTGTAAAGCTTTACTGCGGTTACAAGTGAATACCTGGTAAAATCATTTACATAAAGCAATTCAAGTATTTCATTAAAATACTGATCTGCTAATATTCTATCATGATAATCACACATATAATCATGCACGATCACTGCAGGAAGATAATCACTTCTATTTGGTGGAAATATACTCCAGAATAATCTTGGAATATCTGCACCATTGGTGATGTACCCCTTTGGAACCAGGATGTCTTTATATCTTATTTCTTTATTTATAAGATATCTATGATTAGGTAATGGGGTTACAGATACATCTTGATGAGTCATTCTGGTTCCGCAGTTCTAATAGAACCATCTTGCAAGATCTAAATAAACTGCTAATAATGCTATAGGTGTGATCCCATACATAACTCTAAGTGAATCTTTGATCTGCTCTTTTTCTGTATTCTTTCCACCAAAGAAGAATTTTTGAATTTTTTCAAATATGTATCCAAATACAAAACCACCCAATATCATTCCTGCAGCATTAAGATCCTTAGTTCCTGCATATTTTGCATCTAACAGTAAATATGTACCAAGCATTAGGCCCATGATCATATGGATATATTTTCCATCTTCTCCATATGGTAATTCTCTCAATGGTTGAGTAAGTTTTGCTATGAATTTATAAATATCTTGTACTTTACTCCATACTAATAATAATTTCTCTTTCATAATTGTTCCTTTTTTAATTATTTAAATTTGACTCTATTGCTGACTTAGGTACATACTGCAACAAATAATCCGTCAATATCATAAACTCTGTACCATCAAACAAAGTATAATCAATATCTTCAGTATGCAGCAACTTACTTACGCCTACATCATTAACTACACCTGTATCTCTAATATGAGTAAGTCCTCGTGACTGTTGTAGGTATGCTGTAACCTCGGGAATAGTATCAGAGTCAAACCCGTATCTCATTACAACAAACCTATCATCAATTCTCTTAGCACCTGACTTGTCAAGCTCAAGCAATTCACCACCTAAAGTCTGTGATAGCGTTCTAGGTGAGTAGTAAGCTCCTGTACCTACACCATTTTCATCTTGTATTTCCCACTCTGCAAAAGGCATATTCACCCATTCATTGATTGCCACCTATGATGATGCCATGTTATCTCCTTACGGTGTTGCTATGCCAAGACAGCGTTTACTGCTG